CAAAGGAAACGACAAACATGCTAGAGTAAACGCTGTATCCCCTCTTTTTGAGAGTGGACAAATTTGGGCGCCTGAAGAAAAATTCGCAGAAGAGGTTATAGAAGAGTGTGCATCATTTCCTTATGGAGATCATGACGATTTGGTGGACAGTATGACACAAGCGGTAATGAGATTCCGTCAGGGTGGATTTGTATCTCACCCAGAAGATGAAAAAGATGAAGTTTCAATACCACATAACAGGACTTATTATTAATGGCCAAGAAAAAAGACTACGACTGGAGAAAAGATTGGGATTGGACCGATCCTGAAGATGGCCCAGCAAGTTGGGACGATGTCGAAGTTAAAGAGATTGAAATAGATTTAGATAAATTTTTACTTCCTAAAGAATATGCATATGGTGGAGGGGTTGGACATTTATTAGAACCAACTCAAACTTATCATCAGTATCATGACTTCACCGCTCCGATGACCGTTGGTGCGATGGTAGATAACATGTATAATCGTGGTGGTAGAGTTAACTATAAAAAGGGTGGATGGAATCCAGGGGTTGGAAGAGATAAAAAAGGATATCAAACCACTAGCCCACATCATAGTAGTCGTGATGATGGACCACCAAGTATAACCAATCCATATGTTCCGCCTGTGGTAAAAAAACCACCGGTGCAACTTTCAGATAGTGATGTTAATCCAATGTTTCAACATTTAATAACACCTGCAGCAGCAGTTAAAACAGATTTTTTAAAAAAGCACGGATGGTACAACAATCCTTTTAAATTAAGTGGTACTCCTTTACTCAAAGCAGGTGCTGAAGCTGGAGGTTATGGATTAGAGTATGATAAATTAATTGGAGGTGACTTAACAGTGGGAGAAGTACTAGAAGGAATGTCTGGTGGAACATATGATACCTTTGATCCAAATGTACAAAAAACTTTAGGAGAGCAAATTCTAGGCAATGTAGATTTTGGAGATACTTTTCAAAAAAATTGGAGCACAGATGTAGTAGAGCCTACTATTAAAGATGGAAAAATAGACATTGATGAAACAAAATTAGAAGTAGATGAAATGCCTGTAAAACCAAAAGATGTTTTAGAGATTAAAGACGGCGGTCGAGTAGGAATGTTCATGGGCGGCGATCCGCTAACAGGACAAGCGCTAGCTATTTACAATTCTATGAATGATTATGGTTTTAGTGATGCAGAAATTGCGAGTGCTTTACAACAACAAGGTTATTATACACCACCAGGTTCAGGTACAACTCCTGATCCAACTCCAACTCCAACTTCAGGTCAAGGCGGAGGAGGTGGGAGTTCTGATCCCTACCCAGGTCAAATAGTAGATCAAACTTCTTTTGCTGATTACCAGTTCAATAAATCAGATTACGCACCAGGTGGAAAATTAGAAATAAATCCCGCAGCGCTTGGAATTGGTTTTTATGAATCAGGACCTGGTAAAGTAAAAGATCAGTTACCTGCAAGTTTTGTTGAAGCAAATAAACATTTAACTCCCAACCAACAACAAGATAAATATTATACAGGAAAAGAAGTAGGAGTGGACTATGGCGCTTTGGAAGCTAAGAAGCCAGGATTTATAAAAAGCATTATAGACGCTGGCGTTCCTAATAAAATGAAATCTACAGTGACGATGCCGGGGCATCAACAATTTGGACCGGTAAATCCAAGTGAGTTTAGAAATTTTATGGATGCGAACATACAAGGTATTGGAGGAAATTTAACTCGGCAAGATTTAGCTAATATGTATGAAGACTATAGTAAATTTAAAGGAAGAGGTTCGAGGTATAAAGATGCAAGAGTTCCAGGCACGGTTGGAAATTTATTTGGTATGATCCCTGGTTTTGGAGCAGTTAAAAGAGTTGGTGAAGGAATTTTTGGACCGCAAGGAGACAGAAGTATGCAAAGTACATATGGTGTTGAAGGAGGTTTTGGTGGTGGTAATACAAAATTTAGAGATGAATTTGGTTTATCGGTTATAGATGATAGTAAAAGAATTTTTGGAAAAAGAGACAGAAACTATTTAGATAGAATGGAAGATCAGATGGGTAAAAATATAGATTTCTTTGGAGGCACCCGTACAAGTTTGTTTGGAGGTAAGAAGTTAGATAAAACAGGTTCATCAGTTGAAAATTTTGCAGAACGATGGGCAAACTTTGATGATTTAGATGCAGCAGATCAACAAGCATTAATTAATGAAATGAAAGCAATAAATAGTTTTAAAACAAAACAAATGTTGGCTTACAAAAATAGAATTGCAACAGAAAAAATAAATAAAGATTGGCAACAGAAACAAGAAGACATTGCGACTCAAGAAAGAATAGACGCTGAAAAAGATTTTGTTACACAAGACTTAGGTGTAACTGCAGCCGACGCAGCTACTTCTGGTAGAGGTATGGATCATACACGAGGTATGACATCTAGAGAAAGAGGAGCAGCGGCAGCTAGAATGGGTGGTGGTTCAAGACAAGCTAAATCAGGTTCTCAAAAACCTGGAGGTTCAGGAAGAACTGACAAAGGTTGGGGTTGGGCCCACGGCGGTCCGGTTGGCGTCGCTTCGATGTTCACTAGGAGAAGATAGTGGCAAATTATAATCCAGGTTTTAAAGGAACAACTGAAGGCCTTTTAAAAGGTGCTGCAACTTCTGCAGCTAAAAGGTCGGGAGCTGTTACAACCACTGTTAGTGAATTTAAAAAATTACAAGATGAAGTAGCTAAATTAAAAGATAAAGGATTTTATTTTGAATTAAAAAGAAATCCTGACAGCGGAGTTACTAAATTAAGATTTGCTAATGGATTAACGGGTTTGCGTAAACAATATCCACCTACGTTAGAAAGCATTAATGAAATAGCTGCTGATATTAAAAAAACAAAAGCTACACAGGCCTACAAAGATTTTGCAACTGTAAAACGAGGTGTTTCTGAAAAAATTAAAAGACAAACCCAATTAAGTTTAGAAAAAGCAAGAGATCCTAGTCGTATTGAAGCAGAAATTCGAAGACTTAAAAAAGGATTAATGCCTAATCATCAACTTCACCATTTAGCCGGTAAAGATGAGTTAACTAAATTAAATAATTTAAAACTTTTACCTACTAATCTTAATACAGCTGATGATGTTATTAGAGCTGAACAAAATATTATAGATTTAAATAAAGAAACTAAATTAATTTTAGATCAAGCTAAAATTAGTAAAAACGATAAAATTAGATTAAATCAATTAAACGCTTTAAAGAAAAGAATTAAAAATAAAGATTTAAAAGGTCAATTAAAAGGACTTAAGTCAATGGACATAATTTCTTTTGATAAAGATGGAAATGTTATTAAAAAATCGGTCGGTGCTGATATTAAAATGAAAACAACAGGTGCCGGCACTGAAGTTGGAGAAATAGCTTTTTCCGATATTGTTTCTAAAACTGATCCAAGAAGACTTGATGTTTTAAATATGGCAACAGCCGAGATAGCAAAAGAAATTGAAGCATCCGGCGATGAAAAACTTATTAAAACTTTTCACGATAGATTAAAAAAAGCTGGTTTAAGAATTAGTTGTAAAGATGGATGTATTGTTAAAGCAGCAGATACAAATCCTGCCACTTTAAGAAAAGTTGTACAAGAAGTGACAAAAAAAGAACCACAAAAAATGATTCGTTTATTTCGAGGCGAAGGATTTAAATCTAGAAGTGGTCTTACAGTAAAAGATATGGCTAAAACTTTTGGGGTGCCTGAAGCAGAGGCCAAGAAAAAACTTTTATCTGGCCAATGGTTTACTTCGGACCCTGTGGTTGCTTCATCTTATACAGATAAGTTGGGTAAAACAAAATATGTAGATGTAACTCCAAGAGAATTTTTAAATTTTAAAAAATATGTAGATAGAGTTAATAAAACAAAAAGTTTAAGTGGTGGTGAGAGATTTCCTGTAGGAACTAGTGATAAACTTTCTATAATTCCAAGATATAAATTAGATGAATTTGAAAAAGCAGGTAAATTAAAAAGTCAAAGAAATATTTTTAAAGATTTTGATCTAAAGACAGGTTATGCAGAAAGACCTCCAGGGGTATTAACTTATGATAGTGTATTAGGGGGTTTTGTAGATTCAGCAAATCCTTCTGAAGTGGTGGGACAAAATCAACTTAAAACTTGGGCTGAGGATAATCCAATGAAAGTTGAAGTGGGAACTGAATTACCCAAAGCAAATAAAAGCGTTTTAAAAACTGTAGGTAGAACTTTAGCAAAAGTTGGTACTCCGTTGCCAACTGCTTTAATAGATGGGTACTTTATTAATAAACAAATGGATGAAGGAAAGTCTACAGCAGAAATTGCTAAAGACCCTTTGAACTGGTTAGGACTAGCTACCATGGAACCTTTAACTAAACTCGCTGGAGCCAACACTTCGGGAGGGTTAAATGCAGTATTGAGATTAGGATTGAATCCTGCTACAATTAGGGGTATAAGTAGGTTTGCGGGTTTACCGGGACTTGCAATAAGTACGGCTATGACTGCATATGATCAATATAAAAAATATCAAAACGAAGAAGGATTCGTATATAACTTATTCAATAAAGAGGGGAATTAATTAAATGGCTGATGTAGATAAAGCATTAAACACCACAACGACAGTTGAAGTTCCAAAAGAGGAAGAAGTATTAGCTGTTCAAGAACAGATTAAAGAAAACGTAGAAAACAAAGACAACGTTGCTGTTACTATGGACGAAGAAGGTGGAGCAGAAATAGAATTTAATCCATCAACAGTTAATCCAGAAGGTGGACAAGATCATTTTGAAAATTTAGCAGAATATTTAGAAGATAAAGTTTTAGATCCATTAGCAACAGAACTAATGGATAAATATCAAGAATATAAACAATCAAGACAAGAATGGGTTGAAAGTTATAGAGAAGGTTTAAATCTTTTAGGATTTAAATATGTAACTAGAACAGAACCATTTAGAGGTGCAGCAAGTGTAACTCACCCAGTATTAGCAGAAGCAGTTACGCAGTTCCAAGCACAAGCGTACAAAGAATTATTACCAGCAGATGGACCTGTTAGAACTCAAATTATGGGGGATGTTAATATTCCTAAAGAAGAACAGGCGAAACGTGTAAAAGATTTTATGAATTATCAACTGATGGATCAGATGAAAGAATATGAACCAGAATTTGATCAAATGCTTTTCTATCTACCCCTTAGCGGCTCTACTTTTAAGAAAGTTTATTATGACGATCTTTTAGGAAGAGCCGTTTCAAAATTTGTACCGGCTGAAGATTTAGTCGTTCCGTATTCTGCTACCTCATTAGAAGATGCGGAAGCTGTAATCCACGTTATACGTATTTCTCAAAATGATTTACGTAAACAACAAATCAATGGCTTTTATAGAGACATTGATTTGGGAGAACCGCCTTTACAAGAAGATGCTTTAAAACAAAAAGAATTAGAATTAGAAGGTATTAGACAAACAGGTACAGAAGACATGTACACAATTTTAGAAATGCATGTTAATTTAGATTTAGATGGTCATGAAGATGTTGATCCGGAAGATGGTGAACCTACTGGAATTAAATTACCTTACATTATAACTATTGATGAAGCGAACTCAAAAGTTTTATCAATTAGAAGAAATTATAAAGCACAAGATCCATTAAAGAAAAAACAAGATTATTTTGTTCACTTTAAATTTTTACCAGGTCTTGGTTTTTATGGTTTAGGTTTAATTCACATGATTGGTGGATTAAGTAGAACTGCAACTGTTGCTTTAAGACAATTATTAGATGCAGGAACTTTAGCAAACTTACCAGCAGGTTTTAAAACTAGAGGTGTAAGAATGCGTGATGATGCACAACCATTACAACCTGGAGAATTTAGAGATGTTGATGTACCTGGTGGAAATATTAGAGATCAATTTATGCAATTACCATTTAAAGGACCAGATCAAACTTTATTAGCTTTAATGGGTACTGTTGTTCAAGGTGCTCAAAGATTTGCATCAATTGCTGACGCACAAGTTGGAGATATGAACCAACAAGCCGCGGTCGGTACTACAGTTGCACTATTAGAGAGAGGATCAAGAGTAATGTCAGCGATCCACAAAAGACTATACGTTGGTCTTAAGAATGAATTTAAATTATTAGCTGAAGTTTTTAAAACTTATTTACCTCCGGTTTATCCATACGATGTACCAGGAGCAAGAAG